AGCAGGTAATCAGGGCTTCTCTGTCAGACAAAAAGGGCAGAGCCATGTTCATTGGTACGCCAAAGGGCAGAAACTGGTTCTATGACCTCTACAAGTTAGGGCAATCTGAAGACGATGAAGATTGGAAGTCTTGGCACTTCACCACAAAAGACAACCCTTTGATAGACCCAACTGAGATTGAATCTGCCAAGAAAACCTTGTCTACCTTTGCTTTCAAGCAAGAATACATGGCTAGTTTCACCAATGCTGGTAGCAATGTGTTCAAGGAAGAATGGATTAAGTATGGGGAAGAACCTCAACATGGCAGTTACTACTTAGCCATTGACTTAGCAGGATTTGAGGAAGTTGCCAAACAAGCGGCTAATTCCAAGAAAAGGCTAGATCAGACGGCTATTGCTGTGGTGAAAGTTACAGATGATGGCAAATGGTTTGTCAAAGAGATTGTCTTTGGGCGTTGGGATATACGGGAGACTGCGGCAACCATCCTAATGAAGATGAGAGATTACAGACCTTTGGCTGTTGGAATTGAGCGAGGAGCATTAAAAAATGCTGTTTTGCCATATCTTTCTGACTTAATGCGTAAAAATAATGTATATTCGCATATAGTTGACTTGACGCATGGCAATAGGAAAAAGGCTGACAGAATTATTTGGAGCCTCCAAGGTCGATTTGAGCATGGGCGTATTGTGCTGAACTCTGAGGAGGATTGGGATGAATTTAAAGATCAACTTCTTTTATTTCCCGCCATTGGAGTGCATGATGATTTGCCAGATGCTTTGTCATATATTGACCAGTTAGCCGTGACTTCTTACTTTGAGAGCATAGAAGAAGAAGAGTGGGAGCCAGTTGACATAATTAGCGGGGTTTAAATGGCAACAGACAAAGAAGTGAAGATTGAAGATCAAGGTGGTTACGATGAGCCGACTCAGGCTGACAAAGACTTAGTTGGCTTTGTTGTTGACCATTGTGATCGTTGGCGTGATTACAGAGACACTAACTTCCTTCCCGATTGGCTAGAGTACGAGCGCATCTTCCGTGGCGAATGGGCAGTAGAAGACAAAACCCGTGAGTCTGAGCGTTCACGCATTGTTACTCCTGCCACCCAACAAGCAGTTGAAACTCGCCATGCTGAGATCATGGAAGCAATATTTGGTCAGGGTGATTTCTTTGACATTGAAGACAATATCCAAGATGTCAATGGCAACCCCATAGATATTGAGATGATTAAACGTCAACTTACAGAAGACTTTAAGAAAGACAAAATCCGCAAAGCAATTGACCAAATTGAGTTAATGGCTGAAATCTATGGTACAGGCATAGGCGAAGTTGTAGTTATGACTGAGACAGAGTATGTTCCTTCAACTCAACCAATCCCAGGCCAAATGGGACAAGCGGCTATTGGAGTATTGGAAAAAGAAAGAATTGCGGTCAAAATTTCTCCTATCAATCCAAAGAACTTCTTGTTTGACCCAAATGGTACGAGCGTAAATGACTGTATGGGTGTTGCAATAGAGAAATATACCTCTATTCATAAGATTGTCCAAGGTATTGAGGCTGGCATCTATCGCAAAGTAAACATTACTACTTCAGGCGATGATTCTGACCTAGAGCCTACCCAAGAGATAAGCCAATACCAAGATCAAAAGGTTCTTCTCTTAACCTACTATGGCTTAGTGCCACGGGAATACCTAGAGAATCTAGAAGAAAACAAAGAGATTGTTGACCTTTTCCCAGATAACTCTGAGGCAGAGGAATATTCTGATTTGGTAGAAGCAATTGTAGTAATTGCCAATGATGGGCAACTCCTAAAGGCTGAAGCAAACCCCTACATGATGAAGGATCGTCCTGTCTTGACCTATCAAGATGATACTGTTCCTAATCGTTTGTTGGGCAGAGGTACAGTAGAAAAAGCGTTCAATATGCAAAAGGCTATTGACGCACAGACTCGTAGCCACCTAGATTCTTTGGCACTTACTACTAGCCCCATGATTGCTATGGACGCGACTCGTCTGCCACGGGGAATGAAGTTTGAGGTAAAGCCTGGCAAAGCAATCCTTACCAATGGCGCGCCCTCTGAGATTCTTTATCCCTTCAAGTTTGGATCAACTGACCCCAACAACTTGGCTACGGCTAAAGACTTTGAGCGTATGTTGTTACAAGCAACGGGAACTCTTGATTCTCAGGGCATGATTAGCAATGTGGCTAGAGATGGTGGTCAAGGCGGTATGTCTATGGCTGTCGCTTCTATCATCAAGAAGTACAAACGCACTTTAGTGAACTTCCAAGAAGATTTCTTGATTCCGTTCATTAAGAAGGCGGCTTTCCGCTTCATGCAGTTTGACCCAGAACGCTATCCATCTGTGGACATGAACTTTGTCCCAACGGCTACGCTAGGCATTATTGCTAGAGAGTACGAACAACAGCAGTTTATTGGTCTATTGCAAACACTTGGCCCTAACACCCCTGTCCTACCTATCATTTTGAAGGGTATTTTGGCTAATTCAAGCCTATCCAATCGGATGGAATTGATTGCTATGTTGGAGAAGATGGCTGAACCTAATCCACAAGCGCAACAAATGCAACAAATGCAAGAGCAATTGGCTATGCAAGCGGCTCAAGCACAGATTGCGGTCAACACTACTCAAGCAGAACAGAATAGGGCAGAGGCTCAAAAGTTGATGACTGAGACACAGTTGATGCCACAAGAAGTGCAAGCCAAAATGAGTGCATCTTTGACCAAGAATCTACCTAATGAGGCTGATGCCAATCAGAGGGAGTTTGATAAACGTGTCAAGATTGCTGATTTAATGCTTAAAGAGGCTGATATTAAGAATAAGAGCAAGATTGTTGAGTTGCAGATGGCTGATAAAGTCAATTCTCAGAACAAAGTTAAGCAAGACTTCCTAATGAAACTCACAGATGGCTTAAAGCAAAATGGCTAACATCAAGGAACTTATCCAAAGTATTGAGTCAACAGGCTCATCTTTTGATGAAAAGTTAGAGGCCATCAATAAGATGGAAGAAACTCTTGTTGCAATACGCCAACAGGAGGAGCAAGCCGTTCAAGACAATGTAGACCTAATAGTTGAAGCCATTAGGGTAATGGAAAACAAGGTCAATACCCAATTAGAGGTTGCCAAGTCTATTGTTCCTGAAAAGGGTGATAAGGGAGACAAAGGCGATAAGGGTGCAGATGGTCGGCAAGGCATAGATGGCAAGAATGGGCTAAATGGTACAGATGGAAAAGACGGACTAGATGGAAAAGATGGTGTTTCTGTCTCAAATGCTCAAATTGACTTTGATGGATCGTTAGTTATTAGTCTTTCTACGGGTCAGCAGATCAATGTGGGAGAAGTAGTTGCTCCTGAGTTACAAGAAAGAATCAAACTTGTTACCTCTGGTGGTGCTGGAACAACCTTACCCTCTCAAACAAGCAATTCTGGTAAGTTTTTAAAGACTGATGGAACAAGTACATCTTGGGATACTCCAGTCGCAAGTTCTCTTGCTACAACAAACTTTACAATTATGGAATCTGGTGGAAAGTTGCTGTTTAAGTATGGGGCAACTACAATTGCATCAATGGATTCGACAGGACTTATTACATCGGCAACTAATATTGTTGCAAATGGAACACCATAAAGGAAAAATATGGCAACGACAGTAACCCTAAAACCTAATGCGATTGATATTTCTGGTACTACGTCAGGGACTGTAACCCTACAAGCACCATCAGTTGCAGGTACTACAGTAATTACCTTACCAACTACAAGTGGCACACTTTTAACAAGTGCAAGTACAGCAACTACAACAACAAATTTGGCCGGTGGTTCTAACGGAACAATCCCTTACCAATCTGCTTCTGGAACGACTCAAATGTTGGCAGTTGGCACTAGCGGTCAACTCTTGCAAACAAATGGGGCTGGCGCACCAACTTGGGTAACTCCTGCATCTGGCTTTTCTGCATCAGCCAACAACACATTTACAGGTACACAGACATTTAATGGTCTGTCTAGCATCTTTGCTACTGTCTTACTAGACTCTGCTGAGACAGTAAACGTAGTATCTGCCGCCCCATCATCTACGACTAACTTCTATGTCCAGTCTGGCTCAGTTCAATACTACACAACAAGTGCGGCTAACAACTGGACGCTAAACATAGCGTTTAGTAGCGGTACTAGCATGAACACAGCATTGGCTACGGGTCAGTCTGTAACCTTTGCGCTAGTGACTACACAAGGCTCTACTGCTTACTACAACTCTGCTGTGACGATAGATGGCACATCTGTAACGCCTAAGTGGATAGGTGGCGCACCTACTGCTGGTAATGCTTCTGGACTTGATGTCTACCGATTTGCGGTTATCAAGACTGCAAGCGCAACATACACAGTTTTGGCTTCAGTAACTCAGTTTAAGACTTAATCTATGCCACTAAACGAAACCTCTGGAAACGTAACCACCGATGCTTTTGGGGGTGGTGTTCCTGTTGTGCCTACTTACATTGAGGATGTGTTCTCTTGCTTCCTTTATGATGGTAGCGGTGCGTCACGTTCAATCACAAATAACATTGATTTATCAACTAAAGGCGGCTTGGTCTGGATTAAGAACAGATTCAATACTGGCGGCACTTACACAGCATCACACATCTTGTACGACACCGCTAGGGGAATGACTTCTGGTAGTAGCCCACGATTAATTACAGAAACTACTGATGCTCAAGTAGCGCAATCCAATACAGTAATTGCTGGAACTACAGGTTTTGATTTAGGCTCATCTGCAACTGGTGCAATGATAAACGGCACGAACAATAGTTACGCCTCATGGACATTCCGCAAGCAACCTAAGTTCTTTGATGTTGTGACTTGGAGTGGAAATAGTTTTGCTGGTGCTAGGGCAATACCGCACAATCTTGGTGTAGCACCTGCCGTCATTATTGTTAAAAACCTTACAAATGCAGTTAATTGGTTTTATATTCAAGGCTCATTTTATGGATATTTGAATACAACAGCGGCAAGCAATACTAATAACTTGATTGGTGGTTACGCTGACCAACCATCCGCTACATCTACGTCTTTTGATGTTTATCCTTATTCTGGAACATCACAAGTAAACGAAACAGGTTCTAACTATGTGGCATATTTGTTCGCATCCAACGCAGGAGGCTTTGGCTTAACTGGCACAGACAATGTGATTACTTGCGGGTCTTTTACTAACAATGGTAGTGGCGCAGCATCTGTAACGCTTGGATATGAACCGCAGTGGGTAATGATTAAAAACTCACAAGCCGCAGAAGATTGGTTAATTGCTGACAATATGCGTGGTATGCCAGTAGGCAGTGCAGATAAATATCTAGTGCCTAATACCTCAGCCGCAGAAGCGTCTTATGACTATATTGACCCCACTGCAACAGGTTTCAACATTAAAGGTTTGAACTCAAGTCAAACCTACATCTACATAGCCATACGCAGAGGCCCGATGAAAGTGCCTACTGTGGGTACTAGTGTTTATAACGCTATTGCGAGGACAGGGACTGGTGCTAATGTTTCTGTTACGGGTGTAGGATTTACTCCTGATTTTGTAAGAACTTTTGATAGGTCAGGTCAAAATGCGCCTGTAGTTGATAGGCTACGAGGAAATACATATCGACTTTATACTTCAACAACTGGTGCAGAAGCAGGGCCAAGTTCAACGATTGTTACTTCCTTTGATATGGATGGAGTGTCATTTGGAACATTTGGGCAAGTAAATGCATCTGCAACAAATTACATTAACCATTTCTTCAAACGCGCCCCATCATTCTTTGATGAGGTTTGCTATACGGGTACGGGTTCTGCAACCACATTTAGCCATAACTTACAGGCAGTACCTGAGTTGATGATTGTGAAGTGCAGGAGTAACGTCATTGACGGTTGGATGATTTATTCAGCGACACTGCCAGCAAGTTCAAAGATGATACTAAATAGAGACTATGCGGAATTGGCGGGAGAAACAACTACGTGGAATAGCACTAGACCAACAGCATCAGTTTTTAGTGTTGGTACAGAGTCAAACGTCAACAACAGTGGCTATACCTACGTGTCCTACCTCTTTGCAACCTGTGCTGGTGTTTCCAAAGTAGGCAGTTACACAGGTAACGGAACTACTCAAACCATAAACTGTGGCTTCACAGGTGGGGCTAGGTTTGTACTCATAAAGCGTACAGATTCAACTGGTGATTGGTACGTTTACGACACAGCCCGTGGTATGACTGTATTGACAGACCC